TCCGTTAAGGTTCCTGGAAGAAATGAAGTACAGGCACAGATTGAAAAGGTCTATCCTGGCGGAAAAGTAAGGAATTATGAAGTTTCTGATTACGAACCAGGACAACCTCTCCTACATACGGAAGACTGGCAAAAAAAGTCAGGTAAGAATCCAGAGGGAGGACTGAATGAGAAAGGTAGGAAGTCGTATGAGCGTCAAAACCCAGGAAGCGATCTTAAGAGACCTTCAAAGAAAGTTGGGAACCCTCGTAGAAAGAGCTTTTGTGCGAGAATGAAAGGAATGAAGAAGAAGTTGACTTCTTCTAAAACTGCAAACGATCCCGATAGCAGAATCAATAAATCACTGAGAGCCTGGAACTGCTGATAATTTATGCCTGATAATGTATACCTTGGCAATCCTAATCTAAAAAAAGCGAATACTCCTATTGAGTTTACTCAAGATCAGATTCTTGAGTTTATGAAATGTAAGGAGGATCCTGTTTACTTTGCCAATAATTATATCAAGATCGTCTCTCTTGATGAGGGTCTTACACAATTTCATCCATATCACTTTCAAGAGAAGTTAATCAATAACTTCCATGAGAACAGATTTAATATCTGTAAGATGCCACGACAGACTGGTAAATCCACTACAGTCGTATCTTACCTTTTGCATTATGCTGTCTTTAACGACAGTGTTAACATTGGTATTCTGGCAAACAAAGCAGCAACCGCAAGAGAACTACTTGGAAGGTTACAGACTGCATATGAGAACTTGCCCAAGTGGATGCAACAGGGTATCGTGGCATGGAACAAAGGATCTTTGGAGTTAGAGAATGGCAGTAAGATATTGGCAGCTTCTACGTCTGCAAGTGCTGTCCGAGGTATGTCGTTCAACATCCTCTTTCTCGACGAGTTCGCGTTCGTCCCGAATCATGTTGCTGACTCGTTCTTTGCATCTGTTTATCCTACTATTACTTCTGGTAAAAACACCAAAGTAATCATCGTATCTACACCACACGGTATGAATCACTTCTACCGCATGTGGCATGATGCGGAGAGAAAAAAGAATGAATATATCCCAACAGATGTTCACTGGTCAGAAGTCCCTGGTAGGGATGAAGTCTGGAAAGAACAAACTATTGCTAACACATCAGAACAACAGTTCAAGGTTGAGTTCGAGTGCGAATTCCTTGGTTCTGTTGATACTCTGATTGCACCTAGCAAATTAAGAACTTTGGTATATGATAATCCAAAAACCAGAAATGCTGGCCTGGATGTATATGAACCATCAAAAGAAAATCATGACTATGTGATGACAGTTGATGTTGCCAGAGGAGTTGGTGAAGATTACTCGGCATTCATTGTTGCAGATATCACGGAGTTTCCTCATAGAATTGTTGCCAAATACAGGAACAACGATATCAAACCGATGTTGTTTCCAAATATCATCTACGAGGTAGCAAAGAGTTATAATAGTGCATATATTTTATGTGAGGTAAATGATATTGGAGATCAGGTAGCGAGTATCCTTCAGTATGATCTTGAGTATCAGAATCTATTGATGTGTTCTATGCGAGGTAGAGCAGGTCAAATTGTTGGACAAGGATTCTCTGGTAAGAAGACACAACTTGGTGTCAAGATGTCCAAGACTGTCAAGAAGGTTGGATCACTCAACCTCAAGACTCTCATTGAAGAGGATAAACTTATTTTCAATGACTATGAGATCATCTCAGAGTTGACAACCTTTATCTCAAAGCACAATTCATTTGAGGCAGAAGAAGGGTGTAATGATGACTTGGCAATGTGTCTTGTCATCTATGCTTGGTTGGTCCAGATGGACTACTTCAAAGAGTTGACAGATCAGGATGTTCGTAAGAGATTATATGAAGAACAGAAGAATCAAATTGAACAGGATATGGCACCATTTGGATTCTTAAATGATGGATTGAGTGATGATAGTTTTGTTGATGCTCAAGGTGATCGTTGGTCCAATGCTTCGGTTGGTGAATATGGCGACATGTCATATATGTGGGACTATAACTGATGGATCTAGATGGGCAAATAAAATTAGGACATTTACTTCTTCAGGATAGAAAATGTAAAAAATGCGGAGTAACAAAAAATCTAGTTGATGGATTTTACAGAACTAGAAAAGACAGAGGTGCAGTAGCATCATCATACTCATATGAGTGCAAAGAATGTACTATCAAAAGAATAATGGATAATAAAAAGTGTAGTAATATGTGGGAGTATCCAGACTGGTAGTTCGCGTCATGTTTCCCCTGTGAAAACATAGGTTTTAATAAATATTTTCAGATAAACTGAGACCACGGAGAACAAAACATGGCGACTCCTCAATTATCTCCTGGAGTACTGGTAAGGGAGGTTGACCTAACAGTAGGAAGAGCTGATAATGTACTTGATAATATTGGTGCCATTGCTGGACCATTTGAAATTGGACCTGTAGAAGAAGTCACAAACATTGCTACTGAGCAAGACTTAATTAATGTCTTTGGTGAACCAAAGACAGCAGACGCTCAATATGAGTACTGGATGAGCGCATCATCCTACCTCTCATATGGTGGTGTTCTTAAAGTCATTAGAGCAGACGACGATGACCTTAAGACTGCAAATGCAGGTGTAGGTATTGCAAGCACAACTACACTGAAGATCAAAAACTACGATGATTATGTAAATAATGCATCGGATACATCAGTAAACTGGTTGTATGCTGCTAAGAACCCTGGTTCCTGGGCAAATGGACTTAAGGTTGCATACATCGACGACAAGGCAGACCAAACCCTCACAGTTCCTGTAGCAAGTCTTTCTGGTGCTGGCGCTACAGTCGGCATGGGAGTTACCGCAGCAGTTACTGGAGTTCTCCCTGGATCTGGAACTACATCAGTATTCACTGGATTCGTAAAGGGTATCATCACTGGCGCACTTGATGACGCTACTGGTGTTGCAAGTAAACTGGATGTTAAGATCGTTTCTAGAGTTGACTCTGCTGGAACTGAGACAAGAATCGATTATGCAGAAGGAGATCCTTTCGCATCCTTCTCCTCTACCGCAGAACTCGTATTCACCGCACCTGGAAGTGCTAGTGGTATTACCACTGCAACTGCAGCAGTTGACTGGTACGATCAGCAGACCTTAGGTCTTGAAAACTCCACAGTATATTGGAAGTCCCTCGCACCAAAACCTGGTACTAGCGTCTATGCAGACGATAGACAAGGACATAACGATCAACTTCACATTGCAGTTGTTGATGATCTTGGAGAAATAACTGGAATCAAGGGAAATATCCTTGAGAAGCACATTGACCTTTCTAAGGCAAGTGATGCTGTTTCTAATGTTAACGCTCCTCAAAGAATCTACTATAAGGATTATCTCCGTGATCTTTCTGCAAACATCTATGCTGGCGCAGATCCTCTGGCAGCAGCAGATGCTTTCCATGGAACTACACCAGTAGCAACTGGATTTACTGCATACACTGGAGTAAGATCTGAATCGTTCACTAAGGATGATGGAGCATCTAATCAGTCTGGTCAAGTTGCACAGGACAGACAATTCCTTGCAATTGGTGCTAAAACCTATGAGATCATGGATGGTAATGATTATGAGAGCAGTGGTGGAGATGGTTACAAGGCAGACCTTGGAAAACTGATCACCGCTTATGGACTCCTTGATAACAAAGATGAAGTAGAAGTAGACTTCATCCTCATGGGTCCTGGTTGTGCTACAGAAGCAGAATCGCAAGCAAAAGCAAACTACATCATCTCTATTGCAGATGCAAGAAAAGATTGTATGGCTTGTGTTGGTCCTCACAGAGAAAATCTGGTTGCAGCAGCAACAACTCCTGGCGGTTCGCTTCTGACTACAGAGCAACAAACAACGAATCTTCTCAGATACTTTGGTCCTCTTACATCTTCGTCCTACGCGACATTTGATTCGGGATACAAGTACACCTTTGATAGATTTAATAACAAGTTTGTCTATGTTCCAACTAACGCTGATGTTGGTGGAATGATGGCAAGAACTGCACTTCTCGCATATCCTTGGTTCTCACCTGCAGGACAGCAAAGAGGTGTTCTGAATAATGCAGTCAAACTTGCTTATAACCCAAGCAAGTCACAAAGAGATCGTCTCTATCCTAAGAGAATTAACTCCTTCATCACTTCTGCTGGTGCTGGAACATTCCTCTTCGGTGACAAGACTGCTCTTGGTTATCAGTCTGCATTCGATAGAATCAATGTTCGCCGCTTGTTCCTCACAATCGAGCAAGCACTGGAAAGAGCAGCACAGGCTCAACTGTTTGAACTGAACGACGATCTGACAAGAGCGAACTTCAGAAACATTGTTGATCCATACCTCCGTGATGTTCAAGCGAAGAGAGGACTCATTGATTACCTCGTCATTTGCGACGAGACTAACAACACTCCCGATGTGATTGACAACAATGAGTTCAGAGCAGACATCTTCCTGAAGCCTGCTAAGTCTATCAACTTCATCACCCTTACTTTCGTAGCAACGCGAACTGGCGTTTCTTTCTCGGAAGTAGCAGGTAGAGTTTGATCATTAAATTATAAAACAACGGAGGATTTCTAAAAATGTCAACTTTACGCACACTTTCAAAATTCCACAGCAAACTGCAGGGTGGTGGTGCAAGACCCAATCTATTTGAGGTTCAAATCCCTAACCTGCCAGCTGCGGCGACTGGTTCAACCCCCAAGGCAACTTGGGGAACCGATGTACAGGAAAACTTCAGTATTCTTTGTAAGGCAGCAAACCTGCCTGCATCGAATATTGCTTCTATCGATATTCCCTTCAGAGGTCGTACTCTGAAGGTTGCTGGAGACAGAACCATTGATAACTGGACTGTTACCATCATCAACGATGAAGACTTTGGAATCAGAAATGCCATGGAAGCATGGATGAACGGTATTGCTAGACTCAGCAATAACACTGGAGCAACAAATCCAGATTCATATATGACTGATGCATATGTCTATCAACTTGGCAGAGGTTACTCTGGTAAGAGACATAGCAAGGCTAACTCTACTACCGCCGATGGTGGTTCAGTTACTCCTCTGAAGTCATACAAGTTCATCGACATCTTCCCAGTTGCTGTTTCTGCAATCGATCTTTCTTATGATTCAAGTGATACGATTGAAGAATTCACTGTAGAATTTGCAGTTCAAAGTTTCGAATCGATTGGTAGTGGAACTGCAGGCAGTGGAAAAGGTGATCAAACTGGAGTTAATCTGAAGTAATAAATAATAGAGATAAAGTTCTAATATAATAATGTCAAAACTGTTTGGGTTCTCTATTGAGGACAACGAACCACTCTCACCGTCAGCGGTCTCTCCCGTTCCTCCATCTAATGAGGACGGGAATGACCACTACATGAGTAGTGGTTTTTTTGGTTCCTATGTTGATATTGAAGGAATTTATAAAACAGAATTTGATCTCATTAAAAGATATCGTGAGATGGCACTGCACCCAGAGTGTGATAGTGCCATCGAAGATATTGTAAATGAGGCAATTGTTTCAGATTCCAATGATAGCCCTGTAGAAATTGAACTTTCTAATCTTAATGCTAGCGATGGTATTAAGAAGACAATTAGACAAGAGTTTAAGCATATTCTTGATTTATTGGACTTTGATAAAAAAGCACATGAAATTTACCGTAACTGGTACATTGATGGAAGACTTTATTATCATAAAATTATCGATCTGAAAAAACCAGAAGAAGGTATTCAGGAACTTCGTTATATTGACGCAATGAAAATGCGTTATGTAAGGAAGCAAAAACAAGACAAAAAGAAAGATTTAAATAGACTCAATCCTCTGAGAGATGATCCAATGGATTATACTTTCCCAGAGTTAGAAGAATTTTTCATCTATAATCCAAAAACAACTGGCACTGGTAACCCAATGCAAACCAGCACCAGTGGTGGAGTTAAGATGACGAAAGATTCAGTTGCATATTGCACTTCTGGTCTTGTCGATAGAAATAGAGGTAATACACTTTCTTATCTTCATAAAGCAATTAAGTCTCTCAATCAACTGCGTATGATTGAAGACAGTCTTGTAATTTACCGACTTTCAAGAGCACCTGAGCGTAGAATTTTCTACATCGATGTTGGTAATCTGCCCAAAATGAAGGCAGAACAATATCTGCGCGATGTTATGATGAGATATCGTAACAAGCTTGTGTATGATGCAAACACTGGAGAGATTCGTGATGACAAAAAATACATGGCAATGCTTGAGGATTTTTGGTTACCACGAAGAGAAGGAGGACGTGGTACTGAAATTTCTACTCTTCCTGGAGGGCAGAATCTGGGAGAAATCACAGACATTGAGTATTTTAAGAAGAAGTTATACAGATCACTCAACGTCCCCCCGTCTCGCATGGATGGCGAAGGTGGATTTAATCTGGGAAGATCTTCCGAAATCCTCAGAGACGAACTGAAGTTTACTAAGTTTGTTGGTCGTTTGAGAAAGAGATTCTCTGCTATGTTTAATGACATGCTGAGGACCCAATTACTCCTGAAGAATGTAATTACTCCTGAAGATTGGGAGGTTATGTCCGAACATATTCAGTATGATTTCCTGTATGACAACCATTTCTCAGAACTGAAAGAAGCAGAACTGATGAATGAAAGACTGTCACTGGCAGCAACTGCAGAGCCTTATGTCGGCAAATACTACTCTCAGGACTATGTTCGCCGCAAGATTCTGCGTCAAACTGATATTGAAATCCTCGAACAGGACAAACTGATCGAAAAGGAAATTAAGGATGGTACAATTCCTGATCCTGCAACCATCGGACCAGATGGTCAACCACTAGATCCAGCGGCAGGTGCAGGAGGAATGGACCTTGGAGCACCAGTGATGGAACCAGAGATTGATGGATCTGCTACAGAAGCACCAGAGATGCCCAAGGGCGGTGAAATATAAATAACTTTATCTTTGTAACATGGGAAACATGGACGAACTCTTAGACATGATGATTACTGACGAATCACCGTCACAAATCAGCGATAAAATCAAAGACATGATCTACGCAAAAACAGCATCAAGAGTAGATGGATACAAGTCATCTGTAGGAAATGCACTCTTTAATGGGCAACCAGAAGAGGTTTCTGATGATGGGGTTGAATCCACCGATGGCGTCTGATTTATAAATAACTATTATTCATTATATCAATAATGTCTTACATTCGGCACGATGCGAATAATAATGCAGTAAACCCACAACCTGGGAGTACTACAGTAAACCAATTTTCAGGAAATGAAGGTTGGTCTACTGTGACTTATAAGAATTTCAATGCTGATTATGTAGCACGAACATATAACAGTGCTGCTGGATCTTCCGCAAGAACTCCAGGAACATATCAAGCAAGAAATGCTAATAATACTCCTAGAACACCTGGGACATATCAACGTCATGATGCAAACAACAACCCCGTAACAGGATAATTCAATCATGAAACTTATTAGAGAAGAGATCGAATCAGTTAAGTATCTTGTAGAGACTACCAAGTCTGGCAAGAAATCACTGTATATCGAAGGAGTATTCCTCCAAGGAAACATCAAAAACCGTAATGGTCGTATGTATCCTATGGAAACTCTTCGTAAGGAAGTTTCTCGTTACAATGAGTCGAATGTTCAGTCTGGCAGAGCACTCGGTGAACTTGGCCACCCCGATGGTCCTACCGTGAATCTCGATAGAGTTTCTCATAAGATTGTTTCTCTGAAAGAAAGTGGAGATAACTTCATCGGTAAGGCAAAGATTTTATCTACCCCAATGGGTAAAATCGCATCTGCTTTGGTAGAAGATGGCGTAAAACTCGGCGTTTCTTCTCGCGGTATTGGTTCACTCAGACAAACTAAAGAGGGTGTCAATATCGTAGGTGACGACTTCATGTTAGCAACTGCTGCTGATATCGTTGCTGATCCTTCTGCTCCTGATGCATTTGTTGAAGGAATTATGGAAGGAAAAGAGTGGGTTTGGGACGGTGGAATTCTGCGTGAAAAGTATGCAGAGCAAACCAAAAAGACCATTAATACACTCGTTGATCAAAAGAGATTAGAAGAACATAAGTTGGAGTTATGGAATAACTTCCTTTCTAATCTTTAATTTTATAAATAAATATAGTTTTAATACCCGGCAATAACGGAGAGTTCAAATGTCTCGTGGAGATTTACAAGAAATGGAAGTAAAGACACAGCAATCCAAAACTGCTGTCAACGCTGGAGCATCCGCTCCTGACCCAATGCCTACGATGGCAGATCCAGGTACTCAACTTGCAAACGTCGAAGATCTTGGTGGTCCTACCCCCGAGAACTATAAGACCGACGATGATTCAGCTAAGTTGAAGACACCTGGTGGATCTCTCAAGCAAGTTAAGGATATTGTAAACAAGGGCGCTAAATCAGCAGATCCTATGCCTGCAGGCATGAAGGAAGAAGAGGAAGTTACCGACGAAGTAGTTGCAGAAGCAGAGACATCTGAAGAGGAAGTCGTAGCAGAAGCAGAAACCACCGAAGAAGAAGTTGTTTCCGAAGAGGAAGTAACTGAAACTGAGGAAATCGTTGCTGAGTATAGCGTTGAAGAAGATGTCAACGCATTGCTTGCTGGTGAGGAACTCTCCGAAGAATTCCAAGAAAAAGCACGCACTATTTTCGAGACTGCAATCAACGCAAAGGTTGCAACCATCAGAGAAGAGCTCGAAACTAAGTACGCTGAAAAGTTTGCAGAAGAAGTTGCTTCTGCTAAAGAGTCACTCGCTGAGCGTGTTGATTCTTATCTTGAGTATGTTGCTGACGAGTGGATGTCTGAAAATCAACTCGCAGTTGAAGCCGGTCTCAAGGCTGACATGACCGAATCATTCCTCACTGGAATGAAGAGTCTTTTTGAAGAACATTATGTAACTATCCCTGAAGAGAAATATGATGTATTTGAGAGCATGGTAGAAAAACTTGATGATATGGAGACAAAACTCAACGAGCAGATTGAGAAGAACATCACTCTGAATGCTAGACTCTCCGAGTCTGCTGCAGACGGTATTCTCAATGATGTTTCTGAAGGTCTTGCACAGACCCAGAAAGAGAAGCTTGCATCACTTGCCGAAAGTGTAGAGTTTGAAAGTGAAGAACAATATCGTGGCAAGTTAGAAACACTGAAGGAGTCATACTTCACTCAGAAGAATGTTTCTACACCCGCTAAGACGGAAACCCTCTCGGAAGGCGTTGATTCGGCACCTGCTTCTGTAAGCGGTTCCATGGACGCATACATGAGAGCTTTGGGTTCCACCCTTGGCAAATAATCTGAATTTAACATTAAATCAAACGTAAACATTAACCCGTAAAGCAAATGTTCCAATCCGAACAGTTGCAGGAAAAGTGGGCACCTCTCCTCAACCATGAGGGTCTCGAAAAGATCGAAGATTCACATAAGAGAGCAGTAACCGCAACCCTGCTGGAAAACCAAGAAAAGTTCCTCCGCGAACAACAAGCATTCGCACAGTCTGGATCCTTCCTGTCTGAGCAACCCAATGTCAACACCGACCCTGCTGGAACCGGCAACGCTGGTTTCTCTGGTGCTGGTGCATCACCTGTCGCTGGTTTCGACCCCGTACTGATCTCCCTGATCAGACGCTCTATGCCTAACCTGGTCGCATATGACCTGGCTGGCGTTCAGCCTATGTCTGGTCCTACTGGACTCATCTTCGCGATGCGTTCTAAGTACAACACCCAGCAAG